CATTTTTCATCGTTTCAAAAAAATAAGTATCTGGAAATTCAAAGAAAGCAAATTCTTTATATTTTACTAAATCATACAGTGTTTCTACTTTCATATTGTCTGTGTAATCTGCTGTGTAGGGAGGTCTGTCATCATAGTGTTGATAATTTAAATTACCATAAGGATCGACTGCTATGTGTCTATAGTATTCTGGACCTTTAGCAATAACAGCATCCATTATTGTTTTAGAACCTAATCCTCTACGCAATCCTATCTCACAAGTTAAAACTACTGGAGGTAAATTTAACTTTTGTATTTCCTCTGTTATGAATTCGTATTCTGTTGAATCACCAGCTATCACTTTACACCAATAAATTTTTTGCCTTTTACTTGTATATCTTTAATACCTTGAATATCACTTTTTACACCATTTTCACGATAAGGACAACCTAAATTTGACAAAGAACCGATCTTCATTCCTTGTGGTAAAGGTCCACTTTTAGGTGGTGGTCCTGATTTTTTACCCTTTTGGTTCATCACGATTCTCCTCATTTTCTATTTTTCTCTCAACAAGATCAAGTTTTTCATCTGCAACTCTAATTCTTTCTTGACCAGCTACTTCGGCATCTTCACGTTTCATTCTATCTAAATCAATCTTTTCATCAAACTCATAATTCTTTCTAACTTGATCAAGTTTAAACTCTTCTGTTTTACGTTGCATATCCATAGCTCTTAAATCAAGCTCTCTTTGTTTTAAAGCTACAACAGGGTCAGGTTTTGATGAACCAGCTTCTTGAGATATAAGAACACTTGTAAGGTCTGCTATTTGTCTAGCTATCATACTTTCTGTCTCAGCTTGAAATGCCTCTGGGTCAGTTTCTTGTAATTTTAAAAGTTCAGGTCTTTCTTGCTGTAAATGTAAAAAAACTTGTGCCCTAGCTTTGAAAGATAAATGTTCCGATATGTGAGCTTGTAACAGAGCATAAACTTTTGGATTTATCTGTACCATCCTTGATCTTAAAAAAGCACCATGAGCTTCTATGTGAGCATCGTGGTTTTGAAAATAAAAAGCTTTGGGTATTTCCATACGAAGTGCACCAGCATTTTCTACACCTGGATCTATTGGGGTATTTTGTTTTGGTGGAGGCAATAAAGTTTCTATTTTTTTTGTGCCTAAAGCTTCATAAACTCTATAATAAGCTTCTCTTATATTATGTATCTGTGGGTTTGATTGTGCTATTTGTAACTGCTGAGAAGCTAATGTTACCCTTTGAGCTAATGAGAACGTATTTGGATCGGCTACAGGAATAACATCAACTTCAGCAGAAAAATCTAGAGCTTTTATCTGTCGATTTGCCCCATACACAGCGTATGGGTAGAAGGGAGGGAGGTAGGTTGCAAACACATCAGACATAAGTCTAAATTCTTGTCGCATAGAATAGTAGCATCTTTTGTGAATTGCACTCATAACTCTAGAGCCACGTTCTAGTAACGCCAAGGTGGTACCAACGGCACGATTTTGCTTATCTTCTCCAACATTCATATCAGCTATTGCAGCAAATCGTTGACCTGCCTGTACAACAAAACCTAACAATTGAAACAAAACACTTGAAGGTTCTTTGAAGGGCAGTATTTGGAATTGATCTTTTATGTTGCCTCCAGGAGCATCAACATCTCTAAATTCTCCTGGTTGAAAGGGTTGTTCATCGTCTCGTATTCTCAAGCCTCTAGATTTAAAACCTGCTGGTAAATTAGCCAAAGTTCCTGCATCAAGTAACTGTCTCAAAGCTGCAGTTGCAGTTTTTGACAGTCCACCAATCATATGTATTAAACCAAAGCCATAAAAACCTAGCCCCGGTAGAAATTTGTAATGTACAAAGTACTCTTTTCTTTGAAATAAAGGGTCATCTGGAGAATAATTTCTATATATAGACAAAATTTCTTGTGATCCCTCATCTATTGTCACAATATAAGGAACTTTTACCTTTTTTTCTGCATCTTCTAAACGATATTGGTCTAAATCTATGTCTACATGCATTTCCAAAACGTTAAATTGGTAATCTTGGTCTCCTGAAGGAGTTACACCTTCCATTTCATCGTATTTATCTTGTATTTCGTTGTCTTCTGCCTGAGTTGGTGTAATTTCAACGTTTCTGTAGAACCCAGTTGTCATTTTTTTTAGTAAATCGTTCTCACTCATCTTAATAACGTGTGTAATTCTTTCACAATCTTTTAAATCTGATGCATAATACGGCACAACTAAGTCTTCAGCTGGTACAAATTTACTAACTGCACGATTCATAAGGTCATCGTAGTAAACTTTTTTGAAAGAAGAGCCAGCTAAGGGTAGATAAAACAGCAATTGATCAAATTCTGGTGTATATTCTTCCATAACTTCAGTAATCATATAATTCATAAAGTCACTTACACGTTGAGCTTGTGCTTCTTTTGCAGGATTACTATCACCAACCACCATTGTTTTAACAGGACCATCAGCTGGTAACAATTCTTTGTAAGCTTGTGATTGAAATTGTGTTACTGCCTCAGATAATAAAGGGTGTGTAACACTAGAGGCTCCTCTAAAAGGTTGACCCTCACCATCGTACTTAAATCCTAGCAAGTCTAAACCACCTGTGTAAGCTTTTTCCCAATCGCTTCTTGATTCTCTGTCTTTTTTATAATCAGTTATGAGTGTTGATGCTAAAGACCCAAGTGTTCTCTCATCTAAAGTCTCTGCAAGATTTGCAAAAAAATCCTGTTCTTCTTCTACTTGCTCTTCTACTACCTCATCTACACCTTCATCTGATATTTCAAATTGCACAGATTCTTGTTCATCTAAATTTTCTTCTATTGCCATTAAGTTATCCTAGTTTTTTTTGTTCTACCTAATTTTGTTTTTACTCTAACGAATTTTCCTTTTTTTGCACCAAGTTCTGGCACCACATTTCTCTGCATAATTTGTTGTAAATCTGATGAGATGTCGGATACTGGTAAGGGATAAAATTTTACTCCCTTATAAGCATCTTGCAAAGCCTCTTTTTTCTTTTTTATGAAGTCTATACCTTCTGCGTCAGTATCTAGCTTAGCCCCAGCTGCAGGCTTAAAAAAAGCGTCCATAAGAGAATCTTTGTCAAAACCTCCGACCCCAAAATTTTTCTCAAAATAACTTTTTTCTTTTGCTCTTGCTTCATCTACTTCTGTAAAATCTATATCTTTATTTTTTTTTGCCATATTTTATCCTACCATTTAAAAAGGTTTACGACTAGACCACCTGTCTTTTTATATAACTTAAAAGGTTTTTCTTTCATCTCAGGTGTTATCCTTAGAGACATTGTATCATAATACATACGTGGGTCAGTAGATTTAATTTTTAACATTCTTAAATCACTGCCATAATTTTCTCGCATAGCTCTATCCACAAATTGTCTAGCCTCTACTTCTGATTTAAAAGCAGCAACGTGTTCATTAGTTTCATTTAAAACTTTAAATTCTTTCTTAGGATCACTTTTTGATATTGTTCTTTTTTCTACCTTAGAATTATATTGTTTGGCTAGTCTTAGCATAGCATCATACATAACACTTTTTGGATTATCTGCACTAGCTCCGTAAAACTCTTTTAATCCTGTAGCTGTTGTTCTTTTTCCGTGTTGTACTGCAACAGAGTTTACAGATACAAAATCAACATCATCCATTATAGCTTTTCTTACTAAAGTTTTTAGAGCGTGTTCTCCATAATCTTTTCTATCAACCATCGGAAGATAAGGTTGTCCACGAGCGTAAGCTTCTGGTGAAGGAACCTTTTGGTTTGATCTTAATAGATTATCTACTTTAGAATTTATTTCTTGTAATTCTGCTCTTTCTGCTTTCGTAGTAGCTACTCCTTTATCTGCAAGTTCTCTAGCCCTAGGTGTTAATTGTTTTGCTCTCATTAATCCCATATTTTTAATAAAATCTAAGTTGTAAGGATTGAACCTACGAAAGTTAGGATCGTTTCTATCTCTTGCTGCTCTCATAGATTTACCCACAGATTGATTGATGTCAGCTTGTATTTCGTCTATTGCATAATTTTTTATATTAGGGTTTTCAATATCTGAACGCATACCAAAACGCATAAAATATAATTGGTCTGAATGTCTAGGTGCTCCTTCAGATGCACTCTTGTAATGTTGTCCTCCTTCTGGAATATGTACTTTGTATCCTGATGTTTTAGCTTTCGGATCTATATACACGACAAGTTCATTGTAATTTTCTGGACCATGTAATCTATACGAACCTTCTCTACCATACACACTTGGTAATCTTTTATACGTATCTATTTCATTACTCATGGTGCGTTGATGTTTATTTAATTCTTGCACAAGTCTTTTGCCAGCTGTGTTATCAAATATAGCCATAGTCTGTTCTGCTTTTCTCATTTTATCTGCACCAGAAGAGGGTAGTAACTGTCCCTTAAAGTTTTTGATAAAATTTTCTTGGAAATTTTTTAAATCATTAGATTGTTGCATATGTTCTGGTCGATAAGCTCTTGTTGTATTCTGACTTGATAAACCTTGTTTTACAAAAAATTCGTTTTGTGCGTTTATATCACTAGCGTCTTTTACATAACCTTGCACACCTCTTTCAAACTTTTGTACATCTGACGCATTATACCCAAGTCTTTTTAATTTTGGCTTCATAAACTCTATAAGTTCTGATGCATACTTATCTCTTGTATCAGCATAGTTATCCATAGCATCTACCATTTTTCTTGTTGGTCCAAACTCCATAACTCTAGCTTGTGCCATAGGATTACTTTTAATAATTTGAAGTAAATCATACTTACCAACATCAAGGTCAGCATCTTGTGCATATTTTAAAAAACCACCAACGATTTTATTCTTATCATCAAACACTGCGATATTTAAATCTTCTAACTCTCTTCTTGTAACGTTGTTTGTTATATCTGCATATCCTGGTGTGGGTATACGTAGCGTATTCATTTTGCCTTCATTCTTAAAAGCATTTACCCATTCTTTTGCTTTTAATAATTTATTTGTAGGATACAAAGCCACATAATCATATAATGCTG